CATTGATGTTGAAAGAAGCAGATCCTTTTGTCTCGGCGTCCTCGTCTCGCTCGATGGTAGCTGATCTTACAGTAGTAGCCCACAAGATTGATGGCTCAGCACCAGATGGATTCTCAGTAATCCCTGTGATTCCATTCCAGGCATAAGCACTATTTCCGTTGTTCTTATACAGCACAACATGGTCGACACCAGTCTCATAACGCCGCTCACCAATTTTATCCCATTCCAATTTTCCCATATTCCACCGCCTTAATTAAGACTCAAGGATTGTGACAAGTTCACTCGGAAGAAGAAGTGCTGGTTCTGCATCAGCAGTTCCATACAGTTTATCCTCAATTAGCTTGAGCTTAGCAGGATCGATTTTTGTGGAATCGATAGTCAGCATTGATGTTGATTTACTATCGTCAACATCAACTGGGGATGTTGTCACTTCCCAGGAAAATGGTGAAATATCCGGAGAATCATTTACTGTGCTTCGATCTTTATCGGTCGGTGAAGCAAGGCAATCGTAAACAAGATGGATTTTATAACCATGCTTGGTGCCAACGTCATCGTTTCCGATAAGAGAGCGATAGCAGAATCCAAAGTGTTCGCGATCCTGCTGACCAATGGTAACACCTTCTGCTAGTTCAGCAGAGCCGTCACATGCTTCAAATTCATCCGGATATGTATAAGCTTCGATTGTTAAGCCAAGCTCTTCGGCAGACATTAAAGTCAAATACTTTTTGTTATTAGCCCATAATGCTGTCGGTTCTGCTCCGGATGGAGTTTCATTTACAGCGGTCAAACCGTTCCAGGCTACACCGCTTCCGTATTTTCCGCCCGTTGTAAACGGATAGAATACGCCTCTGTCGACACCGGTCTCGTAAAGACGTTCGCCGGCTTTATCCCATGAGAGTCTCATTTAAAATCCTCCTTTAATAGTAGAGTTCAAATACATAATGATTCAGATTATTGGACACGTACGGACGAACAAATCGACATAATGGTAACGCAGACACTTTGCCTACTATTTCGGTATCCGGATCATCATCAATAACAATCACCGAATACTTTATCGGGGACAAATAAACCCCGCCATTTGCATATACAGGATCGATGTCGTCAAGACTGTATACAATAGCGGGGTAATTCATCCGTACGTTTTCCGGAGGTTGAAAATAGACGTTTCTGCTGTCAAGCGTCTGGCACAAAATTTCATGAAGTTGTAGTCTTCGCTTTTCCGTTATAAACACCTCCAACCATTAATGTCAATCTAGGGTACTGAACATCAACCTTATGAATTTTCCATTTAGCACCCATAAATTCAACGTATCTCATAGCATGAAAATTCTGATAGGCAAATGGATCAGCAATAATACTGATTTCGTTCGAAATATTAATATCGTCATTCACTTTGTCAGAAGCTTCCAACTGGCGTATGTTACGAATCAAATCCCCAGAATAATTTCGTTCTGTAACTTCTTCTTTATATACGCCAGGTCTTATTTCAACGTTTCGAACGTATCCTATTGTTCCGTAAAACTTTGCCATTTTGAATTTTCCCCTTTAAAATCAGCCCTGAGAATTTACTGTGTCCTGACTAGATGTATCAGAAGAAGCTGTTGTTACATCCTCCTCGACTACAATTGCTGCGTACACTCTTGTCAGTGCTCCAGAACATCTGGTTTCAAGCAGAGATTTCTCCTGATTGAAATCGATATCGAACTGTGTGAAGTGAGTAATCTCACCGCCTTTAGTTGCACCCAGGGAATAGTCTGCAAGATTTGCGATAATGGCAACAAGTTTCTTCTTTTTATTGTCAGATGTAGTTCTGGTTTTGCCCTCGAACTGCTCAACAGTATGGATGGTGCCGACATTAAGAGCAGTAGCCAGTTCCTGTCTGGACGCGTAAATACGTCTACCATTCAGATCTCTTGCAAGAAGCATCTGGTTCAGCATATGTGGTGTCATAAAGGCGTCTGGAGTACCAGTTCCTTTGTAATTTTCTTTTGCATACAGAACAGTATTGATCATTCCCTCGGCTACGACAAAATTCTCTCCGAAATTAGCTCCAGTGTTGGTTCCCTGAAGTTCTTTCTTAGCAGCTGCTACGTCCAGATCAACGTGAATTGTATAAAGATCATCATCTGTCCAGATTGGTCTGATATGCTCTGGATCGATTTTGCCCTCATCGCCATCGTCGCGACCATCGCCAAGCATAATAGCTGTAGCCAGTTCTTCATTCAACATCATGCGATCGATGTTGTACAGATAGGAAACATAGTCGAAATCTGTGATGTCCATGATGTCATCTCTATGCAGAGCATTTTTAACGTATACAGTCTGAGGATCTGTAGTTCTTCTGACCAGCTTAAAGTTACCAGCCTGAATTTTCTGTTTTCCTTTCTTATATCCTCTTGGTCTGAGCTTGTCGATATTACGAATATCAACCTGACTGGTTCTGATTCGTGCAATTGGACTCTTATGTACTTTGTTCATTACTGCGGTGATCCATCCCTGGTCATTTGTAATCAGTTCCGGTGCCCCAGGTCTTACCTCTTTGTATTCTGGGAACAGCATGGATACATTACCGTCTCCAGTCTGAACAAATCCACTTGCAAGGGCGTCATGCTGAAGAGCATTATCCTCTGCATACATCGCAAGAGCAGTCTGGAAACTTCCCACCTGGCTTGTCTTTGCCTTTTTAAGAATGCTTTCCTGGTCCGCATGAGACAGATAAGTCTTGTTGTCGCGCTGATCGTTTTCAAACACATTATGTTTCATTGTTTCATCTCCTCCTTCGGAATCGTCATTGTTTTCGGACTCACCATCTTCTACAGCATGTCCGATAAGCGCATATGCTGCGGTTTTCTGTTTTTCAGTAAGAGTGTTGAAAACTTCTTCGACAGTTTCTTCGCTGTCGCCTCCATTTTCTTTACCCTCATCCTGTTTTTCTGGATCTTTTTCATCATCAGAATGTTCGAGATAGCCCATAATCATCTCGTCATAGCCAACGATGATACCTGCGTTTTCCCCATCGCCATGAGCAAGCACATCATCAATGAATGCTCCTGGATTTGCACCGGCAAGGACCAGACTTACTTCTCGAATCACACCGTGAATAACATCGCTTCCAGCCTGTTTAAGCTGATTTGCAAAAATAGACAAAGAACGCACATCACCGTGCCTAACAAGTTCTTTAGCGGTCTGACCTGCTTCAGTGTTGTTAAACTCGCAATGTGCGTAAACCCCATCATCTCTATTTTCCAGGTGTGCAAATCCAAGAACATTATCTGGTGCATTATGGTTGTGCATCCAGACTAATGGGACCGTCATTCCATTCTGCCCTTTAAACGCATCTTTTTTAATGACTCGACCATCTGCGCAGGTCAAATCATTTCGTGTGGCCCAGCCACCAAAGTCATACTTCATTTTGATTAATACCTCCTGTGTCTCTTTCTTCCCGAATCGGACTTTCGTTTGGCTGACTGAGATTACTATTTCTAAGCTCGTCTGCCTTTGGATCATCAGACGGTTTCCATCCGATAACCTGTCTTATTTCGTTTGAAGTTGCGATTTCATTTCTTGTGAATTTGTCTGAGATTTCTGCAAGATCTGCAACTGGAACCAGTTTGAATGGATCTCTGAAGAATTTAATAGATTCGTTCTGGGAACGGGCTGTTTTACTAAGAAACTTCCGTTTCATTTCGTCAACAATAGCTGCAATAATTGGCTCAATAGTACGGTTGTAATAATTCAGCATGGTTTTATCGTCTGCTGTTCCATCAAGAATACTCTGAGTGATACCTAACTGGCTATAAAGCATACTCGTAAGATATTCAATCTGTTTCATCAAGTTGTTCTCCAGCGAACGATTTAGCTGAGTTATTCTCTCAGTACCATCAGTGTAAGCAATACCATACTTGGAACCTGCTAATTGCTGCTCAATGTCTTTTCGTCTCTTTTCAGCCTGCTTACGCCTTGCTTCGGTTTTAATCACGTAAGGTAACTGAATGATTAAATCCAACTTTCCAGAACTACTTTGCTCGTCTACAGCATCCAGTAAATTCAACTTTCGAATCAATCGCTGCATTGTTGAATTCGGTTCGTTTATTACCGAATATAACGGATTTTCAACGATTGCCACTGTACTTTTAGGAACAACAATATCCTGTTTTCGTCCAGTCTCTTCATTGTATAATTCAACGCGAATGTGCTTTGGATACCAGTCTCGAATTCTACCAACTCGCATAGACAGAATTTGGTATCCCGTCGTATCGTCTGGATCGTCATCAGTATCAACTGGAACGATTGCTATACAACCTTCATCTATCATGGACATAACTGCATCTTGTATAAATGCCCGTCCTGTCTGATCCAGATTGGCTTCTGTTGATAAACAATTATTCAGTCCACTTTGCACAACATCACAAAACTGCCCTTCGGCATCCAGCTGAACGTGCCGAATATCTATGGCGGCTACATCTAAAGCTATTCGGTTATAAACTGATGTTACAATTGATCTCTCGTTTCCACGAGTCAAACGAAATCTATCCGGTCGATATGAATACCCATATCCAATGTCTTGAAACACCTTTGTCGGCTCTCGATTTCGAAAAGCATTCCAGGCATTTTTGAACCTGGAACCAACTGACAATTCCATTTTGATTTTTCACCTCCATTTACTACATGTTGACATTTCGCCTATCATCAATTACAATATGTGGTATGCGTAAAGCAAATCTAAAAGGATTGGGGGTATGTTATGATTAACTATGGCAAGTTTTATAAGCCATCAAGCGACAAGGAACCGAAATTTCCAAAGTGCCTGGCTTATATGGAACGCTCTGAACGCAGACAGTATGTAAGCTATTCGAAATACTTTGATGCTAACAGAACAAAGTACGAGCGTCACGAATAGTGGCTCGCTTAAATCCCTCCCAACCCATTTAGATTTGCTTTACGTTGGATACCTCAAAAGTGTAATCTATTCAAATGCCTCTTTATTGGCTTTATAAGCCACATACGCATCTAGCATTGCGGCAACGGCATCAATCTTATGATCCAGACGCTTCTTCAATAGTTTCCTGTTTCCATTTGTATCTTCCAGTGTGATACAGTTACCCATCGTGAATGTCATAAGTTCTTCGTCAAACAGCAACATCCTTTCTTCCGATAACTTTTTCAATTCACCTAATGGTACTGATTCTGTCCTGGCTCCCTGGATAACTTTTTCAATACCAAACGGACCATTTTCACTCGCCCATCTTTCTACAAACTCTTTTGCGTAATATGGATCATAACCGAAACTCCGAACATCATACCCGCATTCAACAATGTGGTTGTCCAGATCTTCATAAACCTCCATCATGTCAAGGACAGTACCCTCAAGTACAATAAGGCTGCCCTCATCGCGAAACTGATCATATTTAACTCTCATAGCCGCTGGAAGTTTCATTAGAGTTAACGAAGAAATGTAATTTCGAGTTTTAACACCAAAACAACCATTTGATAATGGAAATAGAAAAGTAAAAGCACAGAAATCATCGCCTCGCGATAAATCTGCGCCCATTGAACATGGCATTTGCCAATAATCTCTTTTCCTATGAGGAAGAGTTTCTTCATAAGTGAAGTAATATGTATAGCCTTCCATCGGAAGACCAAAACGTTTTGCAAGAATATCATTTCGAGCGGCTGGAGCTTTCTCAGCTCTGTCCACATCTCTTTGATATGTCTCGTAACTTACTGTTTTTCCTATATTTGGGTTTGCTTTCAGCCATTTTCTTGGATTGGGGACTTCATCCACAGAATCGAGTTTATACCACCAGATTGATACATGAGGATTGACATAATCTCCTTTGAGAATGTCCATCAATTCCATTTTGATTGTATCGCCAGCTCCATTACGGACAGTACCCTCCGAACTGATTGCGACAATCAGATAATCTTCTACTTTAGACGCTCCCTGTTCAATTGCTCCGATAACATCTTCTCTGATATCGCCAGAAAGCCATTCGTCGACTGTTGCCATTTTCAGCTGTAGTCCCTGGAGCTTGTCTATTCGCATTGGTCGTACTTCCAGTAGTGATCCAGTAAGAAAGTTCTCGATTCCTTTTTTGGTAGAAGATAACTTCATGCGATTTGCTTTAGAACCGGTTGTATTTTGCAAAGAACCTTCTGTTAAGAATTTATAAAACGGGCCTCTGGATCTGGTGATAGCCGTTCGAATCGGAGATAACACCTCTTCTGCCTGTTTCATTGTTGGTGCAGTTGTTATCTGATGAGTCGTTGTAACATCCACATTAAGGAAAAAATTTTGCAAGCATGAACCATACATAGATTTTGCAGCGCCTCGTGCAACTATCAGATACTGCTTGTTTATCAAACGTTTCCTCTTAATTTTTGTTACGTACCTTCCACCGTATCCGTCCTCATAAGGTACATACACACGATTCTCTTCAAATTCATACCATCCGAATATTTGCTCAGCCCAGACCTTAAATGAATCCAGCAATTTCAAATCAGAACCATCGGTTAATGTAAGCTCGTTTTCACAATACTTGATAAAGCCTTCTACTGCTTGATCGTCATAATACACATCTGGATCAGCAATAAGATCATCGATCCGGTTCATTTCCATTTCGATTTCTTTACATACCGGAATCTCGCCTCGAATTACGGCATCTCGAAACTCGCCGTAATATTTCGGGACGGCAGTGTTTGATAATGCCATATTGTTCTCCTACTGTTTAATCGTCATCGTCCTTATCATCCGGTCCCACTTTCCAGAATTTTCCAATCTTTTTGTTGTCATTTGCCTGGAAGATTCTGGCACTTTCCTCTTTACCTACAACCGAATCAAGATACTTCTTAGTCTGATTAAGAACCAAACCCGTAACTACAGTCTTAGCAGCTTTTTTAGGTGCTTCTTTTGCTCCTTCACGGATTCCCTCTTTAACGCCGTTCACGGAATTTTTCAGACAGCTTTTCACATATGTTTTTCCACGGTTAATTGTTTTCTCGCTAAGATCTTTCATCTTTACACCGCGAAATTTAGAAATCACTTTCCCAATTTTTTCTGGATTCTTATGGACATAATAAGCTGCTGCCGCAACCGTAGCTACACCCACTCCAACTCTGGCAATTCTCTTATTTCGTTCGGTTTTCTGTTGAGATGTTAAGGGTTCGGCAGACTTCCGTCGTCCAGCAGATGTCAATGTTCCATCTTTATTCTGGTAACGACGAACGCCCCATTTCATACCCTTAACGCCATGATGTTCTAAGAATGTGTTATCCATTTTGATTTTCCTCCATGTCATCATTCTCTGCTGCCCAGTTCAATCTTGATTCGTACTCGCTGATTTGTGTTTTATAGCACTCTAATACAGCGCTGCTCATTGGCGGATCGAAAAGCAGCTTTACTTTTAGAAACATATACGATTTAACCAAATTCAATTTTGGTTCGTCTTGCATAAACTCCACCCAGTTAGTTTTGTCATCTGTGACCGTGAAGCCAGACGCTGGACCAACGCCTAACTGCGTTAAAACTGAAAACACAGAATTAATGTGCATAAGGATGTCAGCATCGAAATGCTCATATTCTGTTTCAATGCCTAACATCTTCTTGACAGAAGTAAGTATGCTGTCCATATAGATCTCACCCCCTTAATTTCTTTTCCATGGACATGTATCGTTTGCCCTCCGTTCAATTGGCAATGCAGGTAATAAACTCGCATCACCGTAATGAATAGCATTATGTGTAGATAACACTGTTGTAATAAGATAATCTGGATTCAAAAGCTCATCAGTTTTATGTACTATGTCACTCAAATTAATCGGGTTCATATGATGAATAAGTATCTTCCCATGTATCTCATAACCCTCCACTCCAAGGTCGCATCCATTATCCCGAATAATGACCGCTCGTCTGACAGAAGTCCATTCTCTGGACTTATAAAATATCTGATTCATGTACCGATCAAATCCGAATGTTTCTTCTCCAACAATTCCGTCCAGCTTCAGATATTCAAATCGGTCTTTAAAAGTTTTCAACTTGATCAATTCGGAATATGTTCTAATCATCTTCTTCATCCCCATGACCACTATATCCTCGAAACGCCTTTAATGCTTCAGCATACATCTGCTCCTGTCTTTCCATAGATTTAAGATTTTGTGTTTTGGCGTCGATTAAATCTTTTTGCTTTTCAAGTATTTCTTTTTCGATTCGTTCTTTTGTTGAACCTAATTTCAAATAATGTGTTATAACCTGGGATGAAGCAGTCCCTTCTCTTAACTGTTTTTCAGCAAGATCCACAGCTAAGGAAATAAGTTGGTTTTCCCTTGCCTCAGGTGTTAGAGCCGGACGCATCATGGAAGAACTGTCTTTTGATGCTTTTTGCTTTACTTTTCCCGTACTTGATGCCTCCTTTCTGTAAGTTGATTGATAGTTTATACGCACTTTTCCTGGTGTTTAAACAGACTTATGAGAATTCTGATAAGCATTCCATCTGCCTAAAGGAGATAAAAAGGCAGCCAATATCAATAAACTCATAAGCCTGTTCAAGCACCAGTCCGATTTGTTTTTCAAAAAATATCCCCCGGGGAAAAAATAAAGACCGGGGCGATGCGGGGAGGGGGGTGCATTTTTAGCAAGCCCCCTCTATCCCTAATTATCATCGGTCCAGTCCTAATGACTTATCTTTTATAGATTTGATTACTTTCACGTGGATGATTATGTGAATTTGTTGCACTTCAATTACTACAAAACGATAATCATTGTTGATTTGTGTTATGTTGTAACTGAATATTTATTTTTTTCTGTTCTGCCTATAAGCACGGACGGTTTTCTCTTTTTAATTTAAGTTCTTTACCTTCTTATAGATTCCTCTAAAATCATACTTGATGATTTCATCAATTGCTCTCTCAACTTCAATTCTATTTTCTTCATCAGAAAGCTGATCAGATGTTCGAGCAATTCGTCCTAAATAAGAAGTTGAATGATATCCTTTTTCCTCGTCAAACATGAACCATTCATCAAATTGTTTAAAAGGATCAAAAGGATTATCAATCGTGGTTAATGCACAATCTGCTGTCATTTAACACTCTCATCCCTTTCCATTTAAATACTTTGAAACTGTAGAAGTTGATACGCCAAGAGCATCTGCAATCTCTGAAGTTGTATAGCCAGAAGCACGCATTGCTGAAATTCTATGCTGTTTTGCTGTGCTCAAAGAATTTGTAGCTCGCGGAGTTGCTCTCTGACGAATAGTATCAATATTTGTATTATTCAGAATTTGAATAAGTTTATTCTCACTAATAGATCCCGCCTGGATAGCCTCCCATTCTCGATCTGTAATCTCGACAGGAGTGCGATGCGCCCCCACAGAGGTTCTTGCTGAAGATAATGCCTGCTGGTTTGCTTTTTTTATCTCGGCCTTTGTCATGTCTGGATTTTCTTTCTTCTTTGCTGCCACAGTCGCATTCGCCATCACCTGTGCCTGTCTCTCCCTCGGTGCATTCGATAATGCAATGTTAAGTTTTGCAGACAATGATTTAACTTCCCCATGGTAGGTATTCTTAGCAGCGGCGGAATAGGCAATCTTACCAGTATTAATCATCTCTCTTCGAGCCTGGTTCGCCAATGATTTCATGGTATTAGCATAATCAGCATAGGCTTCCTCTTGCGGAGTACCGGAAGATAACTCACGAGCATCTTTAGCTTCTGCCATCTTGGTACTGTTTTGCATTCTGAATTTGAGTTTACCATTTTTATCGACATACTCTTCTTTTACGGTTTTGTATGATAAGGAACCATCTTCATTGATTATTGGAGAACCTTTTCTCTTGTAAACCTGAGTTTCAGATTTAGCTCTGGAAATCAACGTTGAAGCACCCTCATGATAATTGCCATCTTTATCAATGCTACCTTGATACTTTTTCTTTAACGAGGCAATACCATTATCGATCTCGCTCTGCTTGTAATCCAAAGCATGTTTCTCTGCATCAATAACGACCATGCTGTGACGGATTGCTCTGGTAAGTTCTTCTTCGGTAGCTCCTTTTAAAGTCATATCCGTAATCAAGTTAGAGACTTTCCCCATTTCGATTTGTTTATTGCCCATTTTCTTATAGGTCTTTCCATTTCTTGAATAGTACTCTATCTCTCTTGAACCAACGGTTTCAACTTTTACAGGAGAGCTTGAATCTGGACCATACGCTTCTTTAGTATCAAATCCGATCAGTCCTTTTAACTGTGGTGTTGAAGTAATTCTAACTTTGCTGGAAGTTGAATTACATGGAATTACCATAACCGTATCACCATCAAAGTCAGCCCCAGATAATCGATCAGCATTTGTTTTATTAATACCAATCGCATCCATTGGAGTATTACCAAGAACACTCTTTCCTTCTAGTGATTTGTTGTTTACTTTCAGAATCGGAATTTCTGAAGTTCCGCCATGAGGATAGCGAATTAATGCCACTGTTTCGCCATCCTTATAGTTTGGAGCATAAACCTCATTATCTTTTAATGATGGTAGTGGCAATATTACCTGGTAACTCTGTCTCGGAAGCGATGCTGCCTTTAAATGAACGGCTGCTGCATCACAATCATCGGCAAAGGATTTAAGCAATGTTTTCTTTACTGTCGGATTGGTAAGAGAACAAATCTCATCGAACTCCGACTGCTTATCCGCTTTTGCTAACCCAAGCTGTTTTGTAATTAAACTAAGACTCTGTTTAGACAAGAACTGTGATGAAAGTGATTTACTCCATTCACCCCAATCACCTTCTTCGGCTCGCTTATTAATTACAGACAATGATTGTTTCTTTCCAGTAAGAGGATCTGTATATTTTCCATTTGGATCGTCGTAGTAGCTCTGACCGCCATGTTCTTTGATAAGCGAACCAAATGGATTATTCGGATCATCTTTGATTTTTTTCAATACATCTTTTGTCGGTGTCCCAGAGTGCTTATTGGTATTGAATATGACATCAACACCATCTGGCATATTATCAGAATACACTGCCATGCCTTTAAGATAATGGGTTCCGTCAACCATGATTCGAACCTGGGCATAATGAGAATCGCCAAGAGAAATATCTTTTACTCCTCTTCGAAGCTCAATGACCCCATCCTTATCGACACCGCCATCTTCAGCATATCGAATCTTTAATCTCTTGGAACTCAAGCTTTCCGGATATTCAAACGCTTTTCTAAAAGAATCACCATTGTCGTAAGAAATATAATTTCGCAAGGAATGGACATTCTCGAAATTATAAATATCCTTATGCTCTGTTCCTGGTGGACAAATGACTTTGATATTTGTCTGTTTTCCGGGATTAGTAGCTTGTGGGACGCCTCCGCCATAAACCGGATAACCCTCTAATTCCAAAATATAAAGAGCCTGGTTAAGTTTCTCTTTGGACACTCCAAGTTCTCTTTCTACACCGGTACCGACATCTATCATTCCTTTTTCTTTAATTTCTTTTCGGATAATATCAGCAGTTGCTTTAGCCTGATTCATTCTCTTTTCTGAATTCTCATTTAAAAGTGATCGAACAGATGAGTCATTGGAAAAACCCATCTTATTAGCAATCTCGTTGAGACTATATCCTTTTTCTCGCAGCCCTTTAGCTGTTGCAACCTGAAGAGAACGACGTTCATCTTTCGCAAGACTTATCTGAGTACGAAGCTGAGTGGTTGTCAAACCAATATTTTTAGCAATATCAGTCTCACTCATCCCAGTCTTCTTCAGTTCCTGCACTCTGCTAAGAAAATCGCCACTGTGCTGATATGGGTCATCACCAGATCCCCACGGATAACGTCCGGAACGTCTTGGCATTCCGTAATGTATTAAAATATCTTCCAGAATCGAGTTCACGGTTTATCCCTCCTGCTCTCTCAATCTTGTAATTACTTTGTCAAAAGTAATGATCTTATCCATAATTGGAACGATATCTTCAGCCGTTGGATTATGATATAGAATTTCATTATTCTGATATAGTCTTAACTCCATCTCAATGTCGCCTGGTTTTACTTTATATTCCAAACAAAAAAGAGCAGCATATATTTCAAGCTGCTCCATGTGCGCTGGAATTTGTCCGGTTTTCAGATCATGAATTCTTAGTAATCCATTTCTAAATAAGATTGCATCAGCTGTTCCAAAGCAATTATCAGAATAATATAACACCTGCTCTGGTGTCATTTTGAAACCGATAGCGTCATTCACATACATGTTTAATGTTTTCTGAGACTTCGGTAGCTTCTGTCCCAATGATATACACTGGGCTGCAAAAGCATGTAACACGGTTCCTTTCTGTGTTGCAAGAAACTTTGAATAAGCCTCAGCAACTTTATCCTCACTATAATTTATCCAATGATATTTACTGGCACCAAGAAAGGCGTGCTGTCCTTCAAGATTGGAATGTTTGTTGAAGTTCATCAAGTACCTCCTCTTTATTCTCGGGATACACAAATCTTGAGAATGACATTCGATTCATGTAATCCACATAGTATTCTTGATTTGGTTGTCTCTTTGCGCCCGCTGATTTCTTGCATTCCAGAGCCGCCCATTTATCTTTATGAAGTACAAGTAAATCTGGAATCCCTTGAATATATGTGGGATCGTTTTTCACAACAATGCAACTAGGAAATCTTTTTTTCAGTTCCTTTATCAGATTCGCCTGGAACTTATTCTCTAGCATGAGCTAACTCCTTTCTAATTTTTACAACATAAAAAGAGAAGAAGTTTTATAAAAATACTTATTTTACCTCTTCTCTTCATAAAAGGGAATGTTTTTTTCGCGTACCAAAAGAAGACAAAAAAAAAATAGACAGTGACACATTAAGCATCTCTGTCTACAAATATAATTTAAATTTTTTTCAAATACACATCTCCACTTTGGGAAATATAGAATTCTTTTACCTCGGAAACGGCACGCAATGTTTTACGAAGCGTTTTTCTCATTGCAGATTCCTCACCGTTATTCAACGAATCGATCAATTCACAAACATCTTTTTCGTATTGCGATTTATCAATCTTTTCAAGCCATCGACCTTTATAATCAGCTATATGTTTTTTCAAAATGCTAAAACCGCTAAGCATTCTTTTTTCACACTTATCGATATACGCTGTCATTTCCCGATCAATATACTTGATAAATTCAGTATCATAATTTTGAGAAAAATATGTTTCCAAAATAGTGCTCATTCCATATAACTGAATTGATAATTCTAAGCTCTCTTTTATCTGGAATGCATTGCCAACTAACTTCTCTATACCATCTTTTCCATTCACGGTTAAATCCAAATCGTTCATGTAAAATTCAGCATCTTTAATGGCAACTTTTTTTGCCTCTTGAAGACTTGCTATTGTAGCTACTCGTTGTTCGTCATGTGCCATAATGGATGAAAAGTTTTCATAAGCATACTTAACAAAACTCACTTCCGACAGCAGCTCAGCCTTCTTATCCCCATATAAGAATTCCAGAATTTTATCAATGTTCTGATTTATCTTCTGTAGTTCAGAATTAACCTGTGTGATAAAGTACTGTCCAGATGCAAATGCCATTGCTGAAAATGCACTAAGAAGCAACGCTTCACTTTTTAAAGAATACAAAGATGCAGTTCCACCAAATTGACCATTTTCTTTTTTCCAGAAACTCATGAATCCGCCTTGCTTTAATGACGCAAGTGTATGATTAATACCATCTGGAAATTTTGCAATATACGCATTAGCCATTGAACTAGTAGCAAACATTTCTGGTAAATGCTGAATGACATTGCTCATTTGGCACTTTTGATCATTAGTCAAACCAATCTTAATGTATCCATTGGCGAGATCATATGGCGTGTTGACTGCCTCCAACTTAAAATCATTCTCCAATTCCATCAGTTGCATTATTGAATTATTCTCCGATTCGCTCATACTCTTCCTCCATCCAATGGTAAATTAAGAGCATTAAAAAAGTGCGCCCCATAGAGAGACGCACCGAAAAAATGCTTCTCCCATTGTTGCCACACAATCTCGTACCGTTCAAGGGTATAAGTAAAAGAGAGAATACACTTTTTACCGAAGCTATTCCCTTGAACGTTTTTTGTGATATACGATTGTGTGGCTTATTTAGTATATCACGAATCAAAAAGAAAAGAAAGAGTAATTTAGGCAACAATAAGTTTTCCTCGTTTTCTAACATCGTCATAGATCATCTGGCTTCCATCTCTGAAATATACGATAATGCTCATATAATCATGTGGTCTAAAATCTCTTGCATTTTTTGACAAGGTTGGATATACAGCTTTGAAATTGTCAAATATATCTCGCCAGCTCACTTTTCTTTTTGCACTCATAAAAATCACTCCTTTTTCGGTTTTGGTCAAATGCCCACTTTTATTGGTCATATTTATATATTATATTAATTTTTTTATCATAATAGTTTAAAGAAAAAAGTGGGAAAGTGGGCAAAAAGCCCGCAAACCCGCATAAATACTGGGTTTTTCGTGGTCAAAGTTGGGTTTTAAAAGTGGGCAGAAACCGGGCAAATGGCCAGAAATTTGACCAAAATTCCGATTTTCTGCTCCATTTTTCTTCAAATTTTTCGCTCTGGTCAAAAATAAGTGGGCTTTGGTCAAATCCTAAAACCCAAAAGTGGGCAGAAAAATGACCTGTTACTACCAGGATTTTTATCCTAGATTAGAAATATTCGTCACTTTTTACCTCCAAATTTTACCAGTTTTCTTGTCTTTCACAATGATTCTTTCTTCGATATGGAACCCGGAAAGCTCACAAATAGTGAAGATTGCATCGAGAAGTTTATGGAATCTTTCGTCCCCATCCTTCTCAATATTCTTCAAAGCATTGTAAACAGTTGGATCAGAATACTCTTCACTGTTCTTTCTCATATCGTCATTTACCATTGATCTGTCCCTCCCTGAATTTTACTCCCCCATATTTCCAGAGGTCTTCTTTTAACTCATCCAAATCCAGTCCGCCGTCCTGCCATTTCTCATAATACTCAATCAAAAGATCGGCAAACTTAGGAATCTTTTGCGGGTATGATTTTTTCCAAAAATGGTCCATGAGAACCTCTAAGGGTAAGGTCAGCAACAGAGTAAGTGCTGTGTTTACAGCTTCATCGGTAGCTTCCCTCTTGATTCGTACAAGTTCTTCTCCAATTTTCTCACGAACCATTACATCTAATTGCTCTTTTGTGAGATTGTATGTAACCGTTTTAGATTTTTGTTCCTGTTTCTGTTCTCTTCTTCGCTCGGCTCTTCCCATAATCGTCACCTCACAAAGCGATCCAGTTTCGCTTGGCAAAGAACAGATATCCGCCGACAATTAAAGTAAATAAAAAGAACGTTGCATCCCACTCAACCGGGACTGACAACGCTCCAATAAGAATCGTAATGATTGCAAATATCTTATTCAAAATTAACTCTTTTCTCCACATGTTATTTTTCTCCTCTCACAGCTAAATTATTTATTCAATTTTGTTTTGATGAATCGGTAAATAAATGTGCATGTTTTCGGATCTTCTGATTCTAACTCTTTTAATTGTTCATTCAGATCGTCGGGTTCCATGCTGAAGACAAGTAAATCATATAATTTACGAACGATTTTGATTTCCTCCTCCGTTTCTTCAACAAAGCAGTCATAGCCGAAAATATTTCGAACGTCCAATACAAAACTTAATATTCCGTCAACACTTTTCTGCAATATCTCCAACTCTTCGTGTGTTGCGACTTTTACCCTTTTCATTTCCATATATTATTTTTCTCCTTTTCTGACGAACCAAATTCACTTAATTCCACGCCCATATGAATGCCAGCAATGTGGCAATAATATGCCCAATAATCCAAAACTTGTACATAAGATATACGAAATTCCATCCGTTATTATCTGGATGTTTTTTATAATAATTGACTCCCGATGGCATTGCCCACCATATAGAAACATATAAGACGACGCCAATCATGATCGAGATAATTTTTAAACACCACTTTAAATCGTCCATAATAGTTCCTTTCTATTAAAATATCTTCGCCAATATGTAAATAACGAAGATTATTAAAATACATAAAATCTCATCCATTTTCTACCTCGTTTCCTCCATAACGACTCCAATATTACTCATGCTTCTTCCACCTCTCCAAATATTTGTTCATACATTTCTAAATCGTATTGAATCAGAATGTTCTCAACCTCTTTTTCGCATAATGCTTTTCCATAGGTAGTATAATCAGATTTATACGTTAAGAGCCAATTACCTTTGCTGCTTCTCCACAGTCGCACATCTCTTCCACGATAGCGCATTGGTGTACCTAATAGTTCTCCTTTATACCAATATTCACATTCATCAGAGATAAGCTCCATCTTATCCGTATCATACTTTAAGTTGTTTATTACAAATATCATATGATTGAATCCTCCTCATACTCGATTTCTACGCCTTCTATATCGGTTTCATAGTTGTGATAAGCTATGGTTTTCATTATTTCCACGTAATCGTCGTTATTCAATCCCATCGGACAATTCTCCAAAATATCGACCAGATTCTTAATAACATCTGAATCAGCACGAGATACCGTGATTTTGTAAGTAGTTTCACCAATCATTTTTGCAACCTTACCTCTTCCCAAATAGTACTTTAATAATTCCTACGATCAGCCAGTATGGACTAGCTATCATGGCACACATCATAGCTATGGCTGTTTCCAAAAGAGGTCTGTCATTTACAAGCACTTTTATTTTGTCAGTAGAAAGAGCATACAAGCAAAATATCGCGCCAACAAGAACCCATAAAAATATAAAAATCTTAAAGCCGTACATCATAATCTCCTTTCAAAAGAACATACATTATAAATATTTGTGTCTTGCATCACAAAGCATCCGCTGCCGTTTGTACGGATCAGATTCGTCCTCAATATTCCGAACAACTTCTTTGGGGTAACAAAGCTCTTTAGCAGCCGTTACATCATTTCTCCATCTCGCTACTGCACTCTTTGGTCTTTCTCCCCAGTTTCCTACAAACTCGACCATAGGCTTCTCCTTCCTCTATGAATAGTCAGACTCATAAAAACATTTTTAGATACAGGAGTAAGTCCACAATTAAAAGAAGGCTGCACCGCCATTTTTTCATTACAACCGTCTATTAACCTGGATCTATTTACTCCCTCAGATTTCCAAATAGGTGCACCATAAACCGCATTTTCATCTAACGCATTATGTTTTGTTTTTCTCATAATATTTGACCCATTTCCGCCACTTTCATACGACCTTCAATTATGGTGGTACCACGATGTAGTTTTTCGTACCTGGAAGTCGTCACTGTGACCTAAACCGCATTATTAAATATCATTCTTTTGTTTCTTCTTTAAATATTGGCTTCACAAAATATCCTCCACCAAAATCGCTAAAACGAATATCCAATCCCTTCAGACCTTCGTTTCTGGCATATGCAGCAATTAAGCCCATGCACAATTCAAAAGTCTTATTGTCAATAACTAATCCAGCATGAATTTTGACCTCTATGCAATCCTTAACGTTATCAATCTCCATCTGAATCTTCCTCATAAGGAATCTGCTCAACGTCTCCGCCCTGCACAGTTACTGACTGCATGAGTTTTCCAGTTTCTTCATCAAAGTAGATATTATCCAGAGCATGGTCCCATTCTTCAAATTGCTCTGCGATATTTCGCCCTTTGGTTCTTCTCATGTTAATGAGTTCGTCATGCACAATTCGTCTCCAAGCTCTCGCGATTTCCATACGACTCTGGGAAAGAATATTGTACAACCCATTCTCAGTTACAAAGTTGACGGATCGCCGCTGACCTGCTACTACCATTGGTAGTTTCAGCTTTTCGTCGTCTTCACACATCTCAAGCATTTTCCATTCGTTACCAGAACTATATTCGATAACATGGCTAATGTCCTTAGCCTTAAATAACGGAGCATCAAGATCTCCATAAACATTAAGAAGCTTTCCACCGAAAGATATGATTCCTGCGATTTCAATATTTCTACTCATTTGAGATTCCCCTTTTCTCTATATAATTTCACATCAATAGCCTTCTGAATTTCTTCCGGGCTAATATTAAAAATGGACTCAAGGAAATTCAGACAAATATAAGCATCTGCCATCTCTTCCAAGAGTCCATATTGATCGTGATATCCTCGAATTTCTTTGCTTACCTGCTGTTGTAATTCTGCAAATTCTTCCATAGCAATGGTACACTTCAATTTCCATGGATCTTTCTCTACACTCCGTCTTAATATGCGCCGACGTTCTTTATCAGAAAGTTCCAAGTTACTATTCATCCCTTTAATAAAATTATAGCGTTTCATCTTGTTCCTCCCTGTACAAAGAGAAGCATAAAGACTCCAAGAATAACGCCAATAATAAATCCGATAATAAAATTAAGCATCGTTTTCACCTGCTTTCTCCAGTCGTGCTTTTGCTGCTTCTTTTCTTTCCAGATACTCTTTTTCATCAATCTCAGCAAATCCTACCGATGACCCTTTGAAATATCGATTAACTTCAACTTCTTCTTCCTGAGGTGTAACTACGTATAAAATACCAACCGTATCGTAGTCGCCATTCTTCGGATCTACCAGGAAATCTTCTGTATACACACGATATGCGTCGATCAAAGGCATATAAGGCATTGCGATAGGAAATAGTTCGCTCATCACAGTATCAATCAAACCGCTGTGATAACTACAATGTGGATTGGCAATATTGACTCCATGAAAACGATCCACATCTTTATACTCAACAGTTCCGTCGGGTTTAACATCTTTGAACAGAGAGCTCATTCTCTTGCACTGATAATGTTTAGAATCATCCTTTCTGCCGTGTACTTCATTCCACACATCTTCAGTATCTTCGATAGGCATAAGAGGTTTGCCGGCAATCATTCGATTGAGAATAGCTTTAGTAAACATAATACTCGCTACAGAAAGTCCATCATTACAAAGACTCTGAAATGCTTTCAGTGCGCTTTCATAGCAGGCACAACCATAATCGAATTCGCCCCCTTTACGATGGCAGGCAATCTTTACTTCATTTTCAGCCCATAACTCCATTGATGATTTTTCTCTCTTAATCTCTTCACTCATTTCTGTAATCTCCTTTTCTTTTTATTCAAGCCATTCGTTATCGAGATAATAAAAACCGTAGACACCTGCTCCGATTAAAATTATCCAGAAAATCCAGAATAACCATAATGCAAAATCGGATTCTAAGTGATCTACGGTCTCATCAATCGTCATATTCTCGTAGAATGGTGAATTGTTTTTTATTGTTTTATTTTTTAATTCTGTAAATATCGTCCCGGTGTATTTCAAACCAACCCCATAGTATTTGAAACGTACATGAGATGATTCTTTTAAGGTATCAATATAATCATGATCCGGTAATTGAATCTTCTTACTTGGAAATATATGTTTCAAGAAAGATACCTCTTCGCAGATCTTATCCTCACTCCCAACATAATCCCATGACCAATAAACTTCAGTCGTATAATATGTATGGGAATGTCCATTTACGGTTGTTGTATGAGCAACCTGACGAGTATGCATTGTGTAATGCTCTTCAACCTTTCTCACATACATATACTTTCCACCAATTTCCGGATAAGTAACAGTGTCAACAGCTTCCAAATCACCGTACACAAATGCGTTGCCAATATCAGTTCGCATACCATATTCAAACAGATCCTGTTCTTTGATCTTTACTGCTTTATTATACTTTTCGTTTTTATCAATCAAATGGTCTGAGATTTTACCGGAAATTATAAAGCCAATAAGTAACAGAACCGCAATGATAGATATACTTGCTAAGATTTCTCTTTTCGTGATTTCAAAGTCTCCGAAATCAAATCCGTTCCATTTCTTCATAAACTTATTCCTCAAACAGATTCTGCGGAGCATCGACAGGAGCTTCATAATCCAAATATGTATACTCCTGAACCTCATATCCAAGAATATTTAAAAAGATTCGTGTAGGGAATTTTCTCACATAACGTCTATATACTTTTATCTGTTTGTTGTAATTGCTACGGTATTCGGCAATCAGATTTTCTGTAATAGAAAGCTCATTCATTAGCTCTTTGTAATTTTCATTGGATTTTAATTCTGGATAAGCCTCGCTTACAGCTGCAATCGCAGTGGTGACATTTTCAATATCTCCTGTAGAACCTCGCCCTTCTACGATAGCGGTAAGTGTATCAGCTTCGTGTTTATCGTACTGCTTTACACAATCTACAAGGTTATAAACCAGATCCACACGTCTTTTTTCCTGAACTTTGATGTCTGAATCAGCTGTATTCACCTGCTCCTCCAGTGAAAAAGCTTTATTCTGCGAGCTCTGCACTCCGAATACGCCTAACATGACAACCGCAAGAATTCCTGCAACAATAATAAGAATTAACTTCCAACTTGATTTTTTCATTTCAATTTTCCTCCAATTAAATAAAACCCACAAGCCAGTTAAGACTCATGGGTCAGTTTATAAATTTATTGACTTTTTCTTTGTTACGCTATATACTGTATTCCACAAAAATATATGGAAGGAGGGATTAGCATGGATAAAGATTTATATCATCCGTATATGAACGAAAACGGTAAAATGGTTCATGGTCTACCCCAATACCTCAATTGACTCGATTTCATCTTCATTGAAGCCGATACACAATCCAGGTCTCTGTGGACAATCTTCAATGTCGATTGCTGCGATTCCCTCTGGTTCGTTGTCGTCTGGAAATATATAATCCGAAACAATTCCTTCAAATTCTTCTCCATCTGTGCAAATTATTTTAACTCTTTTTCCTTCAAGACTCTGACTAAGCATTATTTTTTCTCCTTTCTTCTTGCTGGATAAACGTGCGTTCCCGTTTTAGAATATACGATCATAGCTGTGTTAGATACAACTTCGTTTCCGCTTTCATCAACGTACGTACCAATATCATGATCGGCAGTAATACGTTCTCGATGATTCCAGTGTCCGTTGCGATCTAATCTTGATTCACCTTTACCGCCATACTTATCAACCAGCTTCTGAGCATATTCTACATCGCCATCAAGATAGCTTCTTCCTGGTAAATGGTCTGATTTGGTATGACGCTTTTGTTTATCTTTATTGACTGTCTTGGATACTTCCCCAGAATGAATTGCTTCTTCTACAAGATTATCATGTCTGCGAACTTTTGCAACCTTTTTATTTTCTTCTATCGGATATGGTGGACCATTTCTAACACCCCATTTCATACCTTTGACTCCACTATGCTGAATTTCCGCATTGCTATCCTCGTCCAGCTTAGCCTTGATCTTACTGAGAATATCTTCTACAGTTTTCCTTGTGTCGGGAGCAAGCTTCATATACTTTGAATGTTCTTCGTACCAGTTGAATATCTCATCCAGATTTTCCTGTGCCCAGCTGAACGCCCACCAGTCGCAGATCATTTCAATAATATAATCGTATGGCATCTCCAACACGATTTCTCCTTCTTTTGGATCGTCATTGATTAATACCCAATGTTGCCAATGATGCGGATTACGATGAATATGTAAGAGCCAAGCTCGCTGGTAATCCTGTACAACTTTAAAAGAACGATTATTACCATAAAAATATGCGTCGTAAGCGTTGTACTCATCCGGCTCATCCTTAGATTGATCGTGAGCAAATCCAGTCTGCCATCCAGCATTCACAGCGTCTTTTATTACATCTGGTAAATTCTCACATAGCCATTCATATCCTCTTTTTACATTTGATCGGTGCTGTGCCAGATACTGATCGTATTGAAAACTCATGCCTCTGGCACCACCTTTCTTTTCGTCAATTTCTTATAAAGTTCTCGTGCTGCCTTTCCCTCAAATGCATTGATGATTTCTGAAGTGTGACCTGGTTTTGGTTTTCCTACTAATAATATCCCAGTGTCTTCACCACCATCATCCGGAAAATTCACGCTGACAATAACACTTTCTACCATTATCATTCCTCCCCCTTCCAATAGATTGGTATTTCTGAATTTGTGTTCATGCCCTCTGCTAAACAATCGTTACAAGGATCAAATTTTTCATCCTTTTTCTTATGCTCGCAAGTAGGACAATATTTTTCAAAATTTACTTCTCTGTAAATATTTTCCATGTGACACCTCATTCATACACAATATCGAAGTAAAAATGCGTATACAGACTGTTCATAAGTACAGCACGTTATCAAAGCCTTAAACTCTTCTTCTGATAACATTTTTAATTGAATAGATAACATCCATATAAACATAGTCAATGTTTTTAATGTTTTCAGTATTTGCACGTCAATCCACCATCCTTTACACCGAATGCCCCCGACTTTTATTAAACCATCTCGTTTCATTGAATGTTTTCTTCTCTTTCAGAGCCTTACTAATAGCTAGGTCTATACCAGATCTCGATTTCAAATGATAATAATATAAATCCGTAAATGGAGTATTCATTCTGTCAATCCGTCCAGCTGACTGTGACATTATTTTGTAAGAATAATTCTGAGAAAAGAATACTATTGTGTCAGTTGTAATACAGTTCCATCCTTCTGCTCCGGCATTGTACTGTACCAAATATACCCACGCCGAGCCTGTTGGTATAGGCTGATGCTTATGTCCATTCCATTCTGCAATCTCATATCCAGATAAAATCTGTTTTAACAACTCCAATTCATAATCAAAATTGTAAAATATAATTGCTTTTGGATGTTTCTCAATGATTTCCAATAATGCGATTTGCCTGGATGTATCGGTATTAACTATCTTTCGCCAAACATAACATAATTCAGCCGCATTAATGATTGGTTCTTGCTTGAAGGGATTCCATCTGTTTTTCCCAGCCATTTTGTATTCTGAAACATCGTATTTGACATAGATATCTTCATGATGCGAAACGGTCTGGCGTTTGAAATCCATACTAACGAGAATGGAGTTTCGTAAACGGATCAATCTTCCAGTATCTATATACCTGTCAATCTTTGGAAATTTACTAAAGCGGCTGTATATAACATGCTCCCTTATAAATTCGCTCCGGTTTTTATAAAATCCATTTGCTATAAATACCGGAATATAATCCTGCCAAGTATCACCAGGTGTTGCTGATAAAAGAATCCACTCGTTTGATTTCGCAATCTTCAAGAACGCTTTAACCCATGTTCCAGAACCTATAACTCTCTGCTCGTCAAATATAAAGAATGCGTTTCTAACATCGGAATATTTTTTTATATTGTTCCAAGAATCAACAATTACTTTATTACAATATAAATTAACATCTTCGTGAGTAGAAAGAAGGAAGGGCGCAAGCTCACCCTCCCATTCTAAAGTATCTCTCTTTCGAGCAGTTGTAATTATGTATAAGTCTTTCGGCGGATCATCCATAGGCATATACTCATCCGTTTCCAGGCAGCCACCATTACGGACGTAATAATACGCCAAAGATGTTCTAGATTTCCCGCTACCAACTCCACCACAAAGAATACATCCGTTTTTCATTTGCTCAACAGCTTTTAGTTGATACTCACGTAATTCTAATGCGCACATAAGTCTCCACTTTCGCTTGTGAATCCATCTTCAACTTCAAATGCTAAATCGTCGCCAGTCAGATCTGCTTTCGGACCTCTCATAAGCCAGTTACATGAAATTGCAGCATTAGAAAATCCGTTTTCTTTATAATATGCGAAAATACAGTTCTGCACCGGTACGGTTACTCTTATCTTTCTGCAATCATAAACCGTATTGTCGGTTACAGTAATTCTGATTATTTTGGCAACGTTTGCATAAAAATTTTCTATTGATTGACAGCATTGGAATGAACTTATTGAATATCTTTTTTTCATGAGCCCTCCATCAATATTCTTCTGGAAAAAGAATCGTTGTCGCACTTCTGTCCCATTCAGTGATTATCCAAATTTTCGTATCACCATACATATAAGCAGCTAAAATTCTCTCGCCATTTTTTACAGCTTCGTTGTTACTTCTAACATCTTCTTCACAGGTATCGCCCCAGTCACATTTGCAATACTTCCCATACAAGGCATCCAAAATGAATAAATATAAATTTCGGTCTTTTTTTCATCGCTTCTGCAATACCACGGGTACACACTATCTGTCCAAGTTCAAATTCGTTCATCTTAATCTCCTTTCAAAATTACGAAATGCTTAGTTAAATGGAATATCATCTTCCTCATCAGACTGATCGCGATTTACATCGGAATGTCTCATACTAATCGGATCGTCATCCATTTTCTGGAATACTTCCATACTCTTAACCCAGAGAGATTTTCCGTTCTTTCCCTCGTATTTATTCAGAACAACATTCACGTTATCGATCCACATGTAATCGATATTACTAACAGATTCCGCATCCAGAAGGACTCCATGACGATCGTTCTCGCCTGTCATTAAGAAAATTTTAGGCGGCCATTCGCTTTCGTAGTTCACTTTGATAGCTACATAATATCTTGGAATAAATCCTTCTTCCTCTCCTGGTTTCGGCTTTGTCAGTTTAACATTGAAGCCCTCATCAATAAGTCTTCTTGCCTGCTCAATATCCGGAATAATCAGATTCCCTTTTCTCTGAGTATTTCCGTAAGTGTCTCTATCTGGATCCCCAGAGAAATTTGTTTTGTAAATAAATTTTGTTCCCTCGATAATTACTAAATTGTCTCTCATTGTTAAAATGTCTCCTTATTAATTTTCTGGTTTATTCATGTAAAGCCCCATCAAAACATCTCCAATATTAAAGCCTTTATCGCAGGACATGTTTAACGGATAATCGTTCTTGAAATTGGGGCAAGCGTAGCAACTCTTGTACTTTCCATCACCACAAGGCATACAGTCTGCATCGTTTGCTCCAAGCTCTTCAATATATGGATCGTCGGACACAAACCATTCAAAATCGCCATACTGAGAAATAGTCTTCACAGCTTCATCAACAAGCTTGTCATAATAAGAATGGTCGATTCCGTCCTCTTTTCCAAGCTCTTTAACCATTTCCGATTCCATCCACCGATATCCTTTGGAACCGGTTGCCGCGTAATACTTACCGTCTTTTTCACGCATAAGTAATCCAGCACCATATCCTTCTTTCATCGGACAGAACTGACCAACTTTTCCAACGAATCTGTAATTATGTCCCTTCGCGATTTTCGGATTCAATTCCTGGCAGGTAGATTCAAATGTGATGTCGGAAATAAGACCTTTTTTATAGTCACTTTCTGCTTTGGCAAATTCTTTTTCTTCTTTTGATACATCTGGTAAAGTTTCATTTAAATCCAAATATAAAGAGCTGCTCACCGATTTGGTCTCGCACATATCTTCAAATGCGATTTCTTCTCCGCTGAACAGCTTTTTAAATACATATGGAATCTGAAACTGAGTTCCTGTAGCAGTCCACTTTCCACCATTCTTTTTATTGTCTCCTGGGATATATCCATATAATGCCTTACAATCCTCTGCATCCTTATACTTGGCAATATAAACTGCATCGTTGACTAAAGTCATCCGATCATATGTAGCTTCGTGCTCAAATGTATAGCCATATCGTTCTCCGAAATCCATGACAAACTGAATTATCTCCGGTGTTGCATCCGGAATCTTAATCGAATCGGTCTTGATATGTGCTACCTGGAACCCACGATTGAGAACTTCGTTCTTCAAGTCGATCATGAATAAAGCTCCACGTTTAGCTACAATATTGTCAATATTTCTTGGATCTTTAAATGGATTAGCAAATGAAGCGGATGTGAGTCCGTACACCGAGTTGATGGCTGTCTTTAACGCATTTGCTAAATCTTTCGATGTCATATCGCCATCAATAACCCTCTGAATATATGGAGTAAGTTTTCCATCCAGCATAGTATTCACAATATCCCATGCCTCATGTTTGATGCTCACTCGTCCTTCAACAATTTCCCGGAACGCTCTTGTGAACTTAGGTCCGAATAGCACCTCTGCGATTACACTATGCGGGTGCATTGATGAAACATCCAAAAGCGCAACATTTCCATACATTCCAGGAACACCTTGTGCAAATCCACCCTCTCCGACTTCTTCGCCTCTATAGGTCGATTTTCCACACTCAAATTCATACCCAGGGAAATATGGTAGAATACTGGATTCTTCAAATGGAACTTTTTCCTTACCGTTATTTTTCCAACCATAATGAAAATCTTCCATCATTTTAGGGCAAGCTTCTTTTAAGAAATCAAGACTTTCCTGATCAAGCGTACCGACAGGCTTTGATAAATCCCTATAATGAAATTCATTCTGAGGATTCCGATTTTTACCAAATATGATTCTGGTTGTAAGACTATTGGTTGTATCATTTACAGTCATTTCTGCTAAATCTGCCAGAATTTGTCTTGCGGTCCAATCGGCTTTCAGATATGTAAATGCTGCCTCAGTTGCTATAACATCGTTGTCACAATATTCAGCGACCTTAATCCATAATTCCTCTGGTACCGGCTGGTCCCATGGAAGTCCAAGTTCCTGATGATGAGTTCCAGCTTTTATGATCTGAATTTCGAAATCTGAAAATCCTTTCTTTTTGAGCTTCTCTTCAGAAAGATTTCCCATCTCAATTTCAAGCTTCTTTAAGCTCTTCTTGTTTCCAGCGGATGCAAAATCGTAAACGTCCGTATACGATACGTTATACGCCTCACCAAAGAAGCAATTTGGACCACCTTTAATAATTCTTTGCGAAAGATTATAAAGCTGTTCGTTGGTATACCCCATAAGTCGCGCATATAAGATATGATTATCGTATCTGCGACAGTTAAATCCAACCAGCCGAAATTGCATAAGTTCCTCAATTTCCTGTGGTGTAGGATTAATCATACGTATTACAGGTTTTCCGACGCCTTCCATCTTCCAATTGACAAGAAACAGGTTTGGAAAAACTTCAATATCATAAAAGACCAGCTTTGCCTTTTCATTTTTTACAGCGCAGGCTGGTTCTTCTGATTTAAAGTGCATCTTACTTACAAGCTTCACGCAATATTCTGCTTGGTGTGTACTATTTGCACCGAATGCTAATATTGCATTCCGCATATCTGTTACATCGTACTGAAGACCACTTTTGTATGCATCTTCCAATATTTTGTATATAAAATCGATACTCGGCTTAGTTCCAGGATGAATCTCTTTATTGAGGTTTCGTTTTATCAGTGTTCTAAGCCCTTTCTCGCTTTTTATTGCTTCAAAATTTACCATTTTGTTATCTCCTTTCAGTGGTAAACCAGAGCTAATCTTTGCGATAGGTTGATTGTTACATTTGGACAACTTACGTCTCAATGAGCTTTTTCCAGTAAAGACCTTAATTTCGATATGGTCGTCATATACTCTGCTCAATGCAGCTGGATCTCCAGTGTAAATATAATGAAGATGCACACCTTGTCCAGATTTAGAGAGTTCGGCATATGTCGGAGGCCATTTACTAGCTTCTGCCATATTCTTTTCTAAAGATTTATTCCCTTGCTCATCTGGAATATCAAAATCAATAACGATATGATTTTCTGGAACTTTTACGTAATGGAGTTTTGTTGGATCTATCTCTGATAATTTAGAAGTTACTTTTTCCCATTTTTTCTGAGGAGTTTCATTGTCCGAAGCATATTGTGCCAGGCAATCCCCACACATCTCATCAAATATGGAGGCAGCACTATCGTGAAGTTCTATAGCATTAGTTGCTATCCCTTCCGAAGAATTATCCGATACGATTTCCGCTTCGAATTTTTCAGTTCGAAATCCCACGTAATAGCTCCTCACTCTGGTTCCATCGTCCAAATTAAATCTTTCTTGAAAATCTCTGAAATAGTTTTTAAGTTCCTCTTTAAACACCCTCTGCGAAAACGGATAACTCACCTTCGCCTCATCGCAATAAGTTTTGTACATCTCCCATGCTGCTTTTAGTGTAGTTCCGTTTTCTTTCTTGAATACGTGATAAGAATCAATTATAAAGTTGTAGAAATCATTTGATGCACCAAGCATGGTGATTGGAATGTAATCATCATATCTGCCAGGATTTGCTAAATATACATTTTTACAATGATAAGCAATCGCGCCCAACTCAAAATCAATCTGACTTACAATTGCTTTGTATTCTTTCGGACTTAATTTATTCCCAGAGGGTGATACATCAATCAGTCGTCTTATAAGACCCGATTTTGCATCTGTTATTTTTACTACTTTGTTAGTTCCCATAAATAAGAAAGCATTAAATCTACTGGAATATGCAGATTTAAACTTCTCGTTCACAGTCATAAGCTCGTGAGAAACTAAACTGTTCAGTCTAGTATTATCCTCAATTTTAGACAAGTCACCATCATGCTGAATCGCGACAAGTGGGTTGGCTTTAAATGCTTCCAATGCAAAAGAGTTACTACTCGATCCCAATGCTTTTGCATCGAATACTGAGTAATAACCCTCAAATAATGAAAGTATGAGATTTAAAACCGTTCCCTTTCCAGATCCTGGTGCGCCATAAAGAACCATAAATTTCTGTATTTTCTTTGACTCTCCAGATACGATAGAACCTATAGCCCACTCTATTTTCGTTCGTTCTTCTTCGGAATATAAAGTAGACATTAATTTCTCATAAGCAGACAAATCGCCAGCTTCAAGCGGATAACTCAACTTTTTGCTGGCGTAGTCTTTTTTATTTGTTTCCATGTTTGAAAATATAAGTTTGTCGTCAAGCGCATGAAAATTGTCTCTCATTTGCTTCTGGCAATATTTGTGCCACGAATCTATCATTTTAGATTCAGCGTCCCACATATGCAGAACTTTTATGTCCGAATTGAATTTCGTTCTATTTTCTTCGGCATATCTATCCAATTCACGGTCGATAAGTTGCAATGCATCTTGTTCGTCCGTAGACCATAATCCTCGTTCCTCAATCCAGATAGCATAAAAATCACCGCCGCGGATCATCAAATCAGAACTTTTTTTGATTATAAATTTAGGATAGATTTCAATTATTCCGCGTTTGTTGGAACGTGTTGAAATTATCATAAAATCCATCATCACATCACATTTCGTCTCCTGGCTCGTTGTTTCTATTGTTGATATTTTCAATCTCTTTCTCAAGATTCTTGATTCTCATTGCCTGGTTCCTTTTTTCAATTTCATTTGTAAATGCATAAGCAGCTACAGAAAAAGCAAAGAATACAACAGACTTGTTAAAACTCTTCTGCCTCTTCAGATTTCTGCAAATGATTTCAAAGTTTTTCTCCGTGTTTTTCATACTATTGAAAATATACTCAAGCATGTAATATTACCTCCTATTTCACGCCATTTAAGTACCAGTTTGCCTGATACCAGATTTCAACGTTTCTTAAATCGTATTTGCAATGCTTTATTCTGAACAAACCGCCTTTACCGTCACGTCCGTATTCCCGATTCAATAATTTCTGAATCGCATTTTCTACATGATTCGCATCGAATCTGGAATCAATCATATCATCGAGCTCCAGATTAGAAAGCATAGTCCAGAACCAAATTCTAGTTCGGTCGCCTTGCTCTGGATCTGACATAATATGCTCTTCTAATCGAATGGCTAGTGCTAAAAGCATCTCCAATACGCTACATGGACAAGAGTCTAAATATTTCGCAACCATCCGCCCATTATATCCACTTTCATCCGCAAAGCGATATCGCAGATTGATGCCATCGTCAAAACGATTTCCATCCATATCGATTGTATATGTAAAATCAACACCATGAAGGAAATGAAATAATTCTCGGTAAGATGGTTCATCGTCACAGACAAGACTATACATCCACTCAAAATACGCCTTATTCAGTTCATCCCTCGTCATCATACCTCCATCTGATGTGGCATCTCATTGATTACATCAGAATATAACTTCTGATCTAGGAGAATTTCATAATCGCATTTCTTAGCGTCATTTCTAACAAATACCGAATCGTCTTCATATTCTCCGAAATGGTTCAATGACTCAAAACCGACCATCTCTTCCACATCTTCAATTATTTCATCGTTTTCGTCCGCCAATATCTGATCGGCATAATATGTTAGACTGATTTTCTCGTAATCTTCATTTTCACCAAACTGCTCTGGAGAAATTACATACGGACCGTTAACCACGCTTTCTTTCTCTTCGCTGATACCACCATCAAAATACTCCGAATATTTTGTATAACCTTGTCTATGAAGTTTGGCTGCATATTCTTTGAGTTCCGGCTTTTCTTTTTTGTCTTCGGTTACGTTTTTCGCTACAACATCTTTATTCCGTTCTTTTTCGCGATTAGCAAAAACTTCTTTTACCGAATCAATTTCTCTTTGCGCAATCTCTTCATATTTTTTCTTAACCGAATACCAAGTTACAGCAGATCCAGAAGCCGCTCCTAAAATAAATGCTAAAAGAATAGTTGTCTTTTTATTCATTATCATTAGTTTCCCCCTCATTGATTGTCATCACGGTAAGAGCGAGCCCTCCGAAAAGTAAGGAAGCACTCAAAAGAATGCCTCCTGTGATATGACGTTTTCTTTTCGTATCAAGAATAAAGTCCATCATTGAAATGAAATTTCCAAATCCGTCCATTAGTGATTCCCCTTTCCACCCATAAGAACTGCGATTCCACTAAAGAAGCAAATGCCAGCTGCTGCTGAAAATGTAAAAGCCATTAATCCCGTCATAATAAAATCTCCTTTCCATCAGATAAGATCCAGAATAGGACCGTCAACATTAAAGTTCATTAAGATGGCATCTTCATATCCGCCGTCTTCAGTTTCTCTTTTAACAACCATAACTCCGAAATCAACGAAATTGTCTCCGTTAGAATTCCCATCTGGTTTATAAATCCAACCAACAGACTGGCTCATCTTTGTACGAGTAATACCGAGCATATCATACACATCACTAAGAAACAGGAATCCGTCTGCAACAAGTTTATCGTTTGCCAACTGCTGCTGTGATCTAAGAAGCATAAGATTGTAATTCATATTCTCTTCATAATGACGACAAGTCTTATCAAAGAATCTCGCATAATCATCGACCGTTGGAGCAGCAACGTTTACAGTTGTTTTGGATTTCTTTTCTTTTCCGCTTTCGGGATCCTTGATCGTTTCTTCGATTTTCTTAGCTTTGATATTGTACCGAAGCTCTTTATCAACATCATCACCGAATCGTTCAACCACTCTGCTACGATATTCTTTGAAAGATTTATCGACAGTTGCGTAAGCGGCAGCCAATGCTACATTTCTTTTTCTGAGAATATTATTGGACGCAACAATTCCAGCAATAGAAATAGTTCCGAGAACCACAGCTGGAGCATACAGTTTTACAATCTTAACACCAGTCTGTGCATACACAATTGCTAAATCCTTCTTGGCGTCCTCCTGGGAATACCGATCTTCCATTTCTTTATCATTTTTACATTTATGAATAGTTTCAATATTGTTTTTTGATTCATCCAGAATAGTGCTCAATTTTGTAGTTGCTTTACAAGCGAGAACTGTGCTAACGACGGTTCCAACTACACCAGCAGCAATTAAAAGCTCTGGACTATGCTTTCTGAGTTTAATATTTACTTTTCCAAAGGCAGATGATGCCTTTTTAACAATTTCAGTTTTATTCATTTCGTTTCTCCTCTTTAATTTAATGGTACTGCTTTTGGCAGCTTTATCATGTAGCCATCTCGTACACGAACTACGGAAGCCGTTCGGATATTAAACCAACCATACTTGTTGTCGGTATAATTTCCATTAATACCAACAAGATCATACAGATCGGCAACGCTCACCAAACCATATTGATCAATAAGCTCATCCATTCTGGATAACACATCTTCGGCTTCCCCTCGATTTTCGATAATAATATCGTCGTACTCATATCCAGATCGAGTGTGATTACTAGATCCGCTATCTCTTCTTTCTCTATCATCATAATATTTTCGATATGATACTCTTGAAGATGCGGATGATTTTCCCCGAGAGCTTCCATTAACGCCTAAAAATGCTTTTACAGCATCGAGGAACATGTCTTTTACATAAGGAACCACAATGTCCTCAAAAATATAACTTTTTACATCATCAACATCCTCCGGAACAAACATGCCTGTAAATTTCTGAATTCCACCCTTTTTCTTAGACTTCGCAGAACCAGAAATTACTTTCTCAACCTTTTTCTCAATCGGCGCTTGACTTTGCCCCTTTGATTTATGAGAATTTGATTTATACTCTTCTGTCGCCATTTTCTAACCACCTCCCAATTTATGCTCTTCCAGCCATTGATTTCGCGATCGTGCTATAAATATTCTGCACGTTGGCAAGATTTGAATTATAGGTTTCGAGGATATCATCCATAGAAGACTGAAGTTTCTCGGTAACGGCTTCTTTAGCTTCAGCCTTTACTTCCCGTTTCAAACCAGAAATATCAATATTACGAAGCTCTTTTCTGATTTTCTCTTTCGCCTCAACTTCCATAGAACGGTATGTCGAATCTACAGCTCTCTCCGCAGCATCACTGATTTTGTTGTACATGGAAGTTTTCACATCTACAACAATGTTATCGCACGCCGCTTTTACTTTTCTCTGTATCTCGCAATCAACTTTTTCGTTCACCCGTTCCTTAATGGTTTCATTAATAAGTTCTTTGGGAATATCAAGTTTACCGTCAGAAATCATGGAATCTACGGATTTTCCAACTACTTCACTAACTTCTTTCATTTTCTTATTTGCTCCAACAGCATATCCGAGACCAAATAAGCCAACTGTTACACCAACAAATCCAATAACTGTATCCAAATCAATAGTCATATTTGTTCACCATCTTCACCTTTCCCGGGAGAGTGATCCTCGATCCCGTTATGCGATTGTTATTTTTCTTAAACTGATAAGCCAAATTACTCCTGGCTTTTTTCTCAGATACAGCATATGTTGTTCCATGCCATTGATCTGAAATACAAGTCCCGAAATTCATAACAGGACCATCATACGTATACTGGTTCATAGGACACCTCCCATATAAAAACAAAAAAGAAAGAGTCCTAGATTTCTCTAAGACTCAATCTTCCTAAAATTCATTTCGATGCTTATTCTTCTGGAGCATCGTCATTTGGAACTTCTTCATAATCCGCGTCAACAACGTTATTAGGATTAGATGCACTTTTCTTCGCTGCACGTTCTTCTGCTTTTCTTTTCAATTTTGCTACGCCTGGCTCTACTACAAATTTGCAGATCAATCCTCCCGCAATCATAGCTAATCCAAACTTAGTAGCTGTACTGAAACTGCTGTTGCTTGAAGCCGCCTTAACGATTTCTTCAGTTGCTGTTTCCATAACTTCCTCGCTGTTTTCGATGATTTCATTGTTGTTTTCCATGATTTCTTTCTCCTTTCGGTTTTCGAAATTAATTTTCTTTCATAATATACTTTGTAAATTTTGCGTACTTACATAAGATTACGATAATCGTATCTCGGAGCAACTCCATAGTCGATTACCAGGCAGGGCGTTCCATCTGTAGCTAATTGAGAACTAAAACTCAAATCCAGAAATCCTCTGTCAATATTCCATCCAAGATCGTCCCCGATTGTTCTAAGCGGTTCCAAACCAATTTCATAATAGAAATCATTAAGGGAAATATACATTTCGGTTCTCAATCTGGCATCCAGTTCATTTTCAGCTTTTTTGATTGTCTCTATATCTGATCTGAAATATCGACCAGACACAGTATCAAAACATAAAGTATCGCCACGGCCAACGATGATAACTTCTTTATTTTCTATGGGATTCTTTTCTACGTGTTCCTTGGCGACTGCATCTCTAACTGTCTGCTCCTTCTTCTCTCCGATGGTCTCAACTACCTTTTTCTGATAATCTCTCAAAGTGGATTCGGATAATGTGTATGCCATCGCCAGAGCAGAATTACGTCTGAGATTAACAGAACTTGCCCCGATCAAGCAAGCCATTGACACGAAACAAGTAATACCAGCTGGAATATAGCATTTCCACGTGATTTTTACAATTTCAAGCGGCTCTAAGTGACTGATTTGATTGCATTCTTCACAGCCAGATCTCTTCGCTTCTTCCAAATTTTCATGGTTCACTCGATTTTTTTCGCGTTCAATCAATACGAGCGCTTTCGGAGTTGCTTTTACAGCCATCACAGTTGTCGTGATCATCCCAGCAATTCCAATGCCAGTTAATATTTCCGGACTACGTTTTACTGTTCTGATTTTCAAATCGTTGAGCACTTTCGGTAGATTTACTTTTTGCATTTCAAAATATCCTCCAAATTTTAGTAATACCGCCCACAAGGGGCGGAAGGTTATTACAGGCTGAGTTTCTTAACCACACGGAAAGCCGGACGAACCCCACGAGAGTTCGAAGCGTTGGCGTAACCCGCACCGCCGCCGTTGCTCACAAGGGCAAAGCTAACCGAAGAGTATTCTTTTTTCATTGCATTACGAAGCCAGCCCCATTTGCATTCATTATTAAAATAAGCAACTCGATTGCGTCTCTTTTTCATAAGTGGAAGCTGTTCGTCTCCATCTGGTTCAAAATGGCTTTTATCCCACGCATCGTCCCAGCCAACAACCTGTCCAACTGTAGGAATGGTGAGCTCGATGATACGTGTTTTCAACTCTAATGGAAATAAACTATATAAATAGCTATCAATCCATTTCTTCAGATCTGATTTTTCATATCCGCCTTCGTTCGTAGGCTTTTCATTCATAGGACGCTCTGCAATATAATCATCAAAGATGAAAAGAACGTTGTTATCTGTCACTTCATAGGCAGTAGCTTCAAATTTTCCCAGTTCTTTCAAGTCTACTGTAATCTTGTCACCTACTTTAGTTTTGGAAAAATCATATTCGTGCTTTGGTACACCGAAGTTTAAATTAAGTAATTCTTTGGCAGATATATCGCTGGAACCCATCCATGAACCATAAAGCGGGTATTTCTTACTCAGTTCTTTAATATTTGTTTCATTTGCAACAGATTTCAACGCAAGCGATGCTGAATCGTAATCTACAGCCGCCAATAAATATTTCTTTGCGTTATAAAGTTCCTCCTGTGAAGCATTAGAGCTAAGCATTTTCTGAACAAGTTTTGATGCGGCAAAAGTTTCTAATGGCATAATATTTTCTCCTATTCTCGTTAATATTTAAAATTTAAGCAACTAGCAGGTTGATAATCCATTCTGTCAATTCTTTTGCGGTACAAAATATACTTGCAGTCAATGGACTTACTTTTGAATATTCTTCCATCTGATTTCTAAAATCTTTGATTATAATCAGAGGCGTTACTTCAGGATTTTCTCTAAGACGATCTAATAATTCATTAACCGTCCATTTTAAATAGCTCCCCTGCTCAAAGCTACAATCCTGCAAAGATTCATTAAGGCAATACTGGATGATGTAAATCACGCTTTCAATGGACAACATTAGCAAAAATAAAAACGAAAAGAGTCCACATCAGGACTCCTCCGCTTCTTTCTTGGCAAGTGCTTCATTCACCTTTTTGTCAATTTTTTCATCCATCTTTTGGTCATCAACCCAATCGGTTATAAGATTTACCCCTATTCCAATCAGTGTTGCTGCCATTCCAATAACCTTAATCATCTTACTGTTCATGACTTCACTCTCCTTTCATAATAGCATTTGTGCATTTTGCGAATTAGCACTGTTCAAAATCCAATTCTGGAACATAATCCATGTCAATAATGCAGACTTCCAACCCATCTTCCAATGTCGTTTTATAATGACGAAAATCGATCCAGCTATAACCACTGCTCATCGTCCAACCAATTTCGTCCCCATCATCAATCGGATCTAATCCAAGAAATCCATAAAAATCATTTACTGATAATTGGGTTCCAATGGCAAAATCTCGATTGGAGTAATATTCTGCTTGAATTACCCGATTAAGAGAGCTTTCAAAATATCTTTTTGAGTAGCTATCATAGAATAATACATTATCATCTGGATTATGCTCTTCAATATCGAGAGATCCGCCGCCGATAAATCCATCTGACGCGATATAGACATCATCTGCTTTCTCCACAGCAATGGCTTCCATAATTTTTCTGTGAGCATCCTCGCCATACAGTTCTTTCAGTTTATCTCGATAATCCTGGTATGCATCATTGAGCAACGCATAAGCACTGGTTAAAGCCGCCTGCTGACGTTTGTTCAGAATATTTGCTCCAAATATACAAATAATCGTTGCTGCTCCCATAACTACAGATGGAACATAATAAATCCATGCGGACTGAATAGCTTCGAGTTTTGTGTACGCATTCGGGTCATTATGATTCTCTCTACTATCTGCTCTTATTTTTCTAAGAGCTTTTGGCGTAGCTTTTACAGCCAGAGCAGACGTTCCAATTACTCCAACAGCTCCAAAACATGATAAAAGGGTTGGTGATGCCTTTTTCAGATTCTTCTTGTTTAATTTCTTCATACTATCTCCTTTCATTTCGTGGCACGCAACACATCCAATACATCAGACAAAATATCTTGTGCCACAACAAACATAAAATTGTTATCTTGTCTGATTTGAGCATACCGTCTCATCTTGTTTCTAAATTCATTCGTAAGTACAATTATTTCGTCAACTGCAACCTCCTTTCTTGGATAAACTTTTTGTGAGACATACTCTGTTAATTCCTTTAATGCCCAGACCGAATAACTTGACTTTTCGAACTCTGGGTTTCGAATAGAATACTCTGGAAACCACATATCCAACTCGAATACGTCACTAAGCATTAGCTTTAATTCTTCAATAGACATTCATTTACTAGCTCTCCTTTCGATAAAAAATAAAAGAGAAGCAGTACGGAACAATCCGTTGCTCTCCCAATCGAGCTACCCGTTTCTCTTTCTCTCATAATAGTCCTTGTAAATTTTGCGAAGTAAAAAGAAAGAGGCGTTGCCCACGCCCCTCCCGGTTAGTTCAAACCGATACTTTTTAGAATTTTAATAAGCTCGTCCTTTTCCAGCTCAGCATCTACATCCAAGTGAAGGTGTGTCTTTCCATCATTGATTGTGGTAGTAATCTCGTTTAACTGAATATCCACGTTATATCCAGTTTTCTTATGTACCACCATCTTCAACGCTTTGGAAATAATTCCTTTTGTGAATTTCGATACTATTCTCATTTCATCCATGCTCCTTTTTCTCCTTTCATAGTAGCCAATGATTTTGACGCGTAAAACGAAGAGGGCTTGTACCATTGCCCTCGACGCTTTGAACC